CTAAAGTCTAGGCCTATCACCGTCACAGAAGCATGGTCTGACCTGTTTCTGTCTCCCTTCGGGCACGACATCATTTCGGTCATGGACCAAGATGCCGAGTGCCAGGCCGGGCTGCATGCCGCTTTTCAGGGGTATGAGCTCGCGAAAGTCCTCTTCGGCTTTGAGGTCACGCCAGACATGTGTCCAATGGCAGGTGACCTCACACAGGCGACCGAGTACATTCAAGACGGAGCCGCGATTCCGGCCCTCAGGGGTCTGTTCCGCGGCCTCGGAACTCTGGATGTGCTCAGGGGTGTCATGATTGACACCTTGCTGTCGCCTCACCAAGAGGTCGATTTCGACCGCGAAGGGAACGATGTTTGTCACCCTCCGACTGAGAGGGCTGCCCTGATGGGCCGCCCTGGGTCAAAGGGGACCCTCGTCCTTTTGGTCAAAGTGGCCAAACAGATGGCACTCTACACTACCGGAGCGTACAAGGTTAGCAAGGGAGTGATGAATGTCACACCTCACCTCTTCCGCACCGCGGGAGACGACTTCTTCTTCTTAGCAAAGAAACCCCTTCTTCTAGAGATGCTGATGCACCTTAAGGCGATGGGGCTAATGCTAAACGAGTCGAAGTTCCTGTGGGGAAAGGGCGCGACAAGGTTCTGCGAGGAGGTCCTCGTTTGGGATCATTGCATGAAGTCCACGCCGGGCAGACTTCAGGATGTTCCTTACGAGACTCACCCCCATGTCGATGCGATCAAGGTCCGACTACTGTGCCCTCTCACGAAGGACAGTGACGGTGGCCTTGGCCGAAACGACACGAACCCTGCCATCGGCAAGGCGTTCATGATAGCAAAGCTATTGAACTGGTTTCCTGCTGACTTTCACGCCATGCGTGAAACGGTGGTTAACCGGTATCGGCAGAGGATGGGTCCATACATTGATTGGAACCAGCCCATGGTGTACCTTCCCCCCTCCCTCGGAGGTTTGGGGTTGGTGCCAAAACCAGAAGATGTCGAAAGGTTGGTGCTTCTCCTGAGGGAGATGCCGGCCTACGTGTTGAGCTGCGTCTGTGCGCAGAACGACGGGCTTGCCGACCCTACGATTAGTAGGGTACTCAGTTCCTTTGCGAAGCGGTCGTCGTACAGGGGTAAAACCCTGCGCGACGACGGCGTCGCCGAGATCAACTTCATGTTGGAGAAGGCGGGCGCCGTGGTCGAAGATGCCGAGATGGCCGCGATGTGCGGATCCGACATGGAGACCTGGCACCGCCAGAAACGCTGGGTCAAGGCAGGCATGGCTAAAGCTCAAGGTTACATACCTAAGAGCTTTGCCTTCAACACCCTCGAGCGACCGATCATGTTCAAAGCTTTGATCATGTCGTCGTCGACCACCGAACGGCTTTGCCGTGCGAAGGACGAACTCGAGGAGGCCTACCAAGAGGCGGTCGAAGTTTGCCTAAAACTCGATCACCCTGATGAGCTCAAACTGCTGACGCAGATGGGCTACACCGAGGTGGTCGAACGCTTGGCAGACGCGAAGCGCGAGGAAAGTGAAGCCCAGTTTGAACTGGAGCGTTTCACATATGTGAAGCTCATGGAGACTTCAGATATGGACCACAGAGAAGTGGTCTTCTCTTCGCAAATCATCGAGCGCCCGGCAGAGGATATCCGCGCAGGCCGTGGCTTTAGCCAGAGGCCCTGGCTGTCCAGATTCCAGCAGATGGTGGCTGGTCTGATGCTGCACTGTCCCGACATCCCGATGTACACGCCTGAGGCTCTATTGAGGCTCGAGGAGCGCATCCGGGATCGGAACCTTGCACCTATCGATTTTAACCCTCCCGCCCCGCAGTGGGTAAAGAGAGACAAGATCGAGAGTGGCACACTGAACATGCGGATCCCGACGCTGTGGAAACCCAGTTAAACCGGTTCCCACTGGTGGTTGGAGTTTTCCCTGTATGCGACTGATGGACTCACGCGAGTGAGGACGCAGGTACAGAGAAATGCTCCGTTTGGTAAAGTGATGCAAGCGTTCGGTCGAGACCGGACGCCTGTACACTTTCCGTTTTCGGCCCTTTCGGGGCCGACGAGGATTTTCCTCGATTTAGCTACTTCCAAATGTACAACATACTTCCCGCAGGATGGATGTACTGGAGATAGCCTGCATTTACACGGTTTTGCCGCGTAGACG